TCTCGTCCACCAAGATCAATGCGTCCATTTCATCGGTGTAGAGCGTCTGCAAGCCAATCACATCGCCCACTTCCAACTCAGGATTGCCACGGTATTTTGTCTGATAGGTGTTTCTCATTTGCAGATACTTTTTCACCTGATCGGCAAGAGCGGCGCACATCGTATCGTTGGTGATGAGGGGGTTTTCCTCCTTGTCGATTTCTCCATCGAGAGCTACGGGATAGGAAACGACCACCGAGTTCTCAGACAGAGTTTTGCCGGTAATGACTACGGTTTTAGTGCCGGAGGATAACACCAAATCCGCAGCTCTGGCGTAAATGTTGGAGGATACCAACGAGCCGCCAGAAACAGAGATAGAAACATCTTGTGCAAGACCAGAGAACTCGACATGAAGCTGAGTTTCGGTGGTCGTTCCCTCGAAAAGTTTGGTGGTATCATTTGCCGCCGTATACGCATACTTAGCGACAGACACCGCTTTGAGCTGGTCGATCTTTGCGATGGATTGGGAGTCCTTATCAATCGAGTCAAAATCCAGCGTGAAGTCCGTTTCACGGTAGTAGAGCTTGCTCACCCGCATACGACGGTACGGCAGGCCACCGTCCATCGTTACCTCGATCTCGGTGCAGTCAATCGCCGCTTCGCTGTTGACAAACACCTCCGCAGAAGTAATACCCTTCACAGTCTGCGTGTCCAGCAACTTCGTCCCGGCGTAATATTTCACCTGAATAGAGGTGGGGTACTCGCCCAAGGGGGTATCAAAGCGGAGAGCCAACACGGGAAGATCGTGAGAAACATCAAAGGTCTTGGTGAAGGTCGGCTTCGTGGCATAAGTGCCATCTGCCGCAGTCATCGCTTCACTGATAAACCCTCGACCGGAGGGGTCGGTGTCTTCGACAATGACCTGATCTCCACCGTCCAGTGTCCAGCGGTTCAGTTCCAACGCCGCATAGGTGTTACCAACCTTATTGCCACGGTCAACAGTGTCCCACTCGCTGTACCACAGATGACCGTTATCCGCCCATACGCCGCTGTAAATACCAACCACAGTCACGCCAAAAGGCTTGATGTGAATGATATTGTCATCGTCTGTAAACAGGCGGCAGCGGCAGGCGTGAGCGATCAGTTGCAGACAGTTCATGTGCGAGTCAATGGGGAGCGCCGCCGTAGTGAACATTTGCTTCAAGGCCGGGTCAATCACCCAAGGGTGCGTACCCTGCGCTGTCAGCGTCAGGTCTGCGTCCAAAAGCACTTCCTCAGCCATGTCGTAGAAGTTTTTGGAACCGAGCTTGCTCTTGTAGAAGGTTCCGGTCAGACTTCCAACCAGACCTGTCCCTGTAAAGGTGGCCTGATTTTTGGCAGCTTTCGGTTTGCTGTTCAGCACATACTTGTCCGCTTTCAACCACTCGACCTTGCCCGTGGGAAGCATATAACCGTATCGGAGAGAAATCGGTGACTTCTTATCCAGATAGGCATAAATACCTTTCGGGTTATCCGGGTCATAATTGTGTTCGTAGTCCAAAAGAACGAACTGCATGGTTTCCTGCGGCAGTCTGCGGGAGAGCGGGTCTACATCGTGAGACTCCTTGATGGAAACAATGTCATCATTTCCAAATTTCTTCTGCACACCGTAGAGAACCTGTTGCAACCGAGGTCGGCGGTACGGAAGGGTGTTCCCCATTGTCAACACGATCTTGTCACAAGAAGCGACCTTCGTGTTGATGACCAACTCTGTTCCCTCTACGGGAAGGGTCAGGCTTTCCAGCACCGCACCATTCAGGTAGAAATCAACCGTCACGGTGTCAGGCCATTCCTGATAGCGAGTGTCAAAAGTCAGGGTGATACCGGGGAAGGTATGAGGATTGCTGAAAGCACGGGTCAGCACCGCAGGGGTGGTGAACTTGCCCTCAGCATCACTCATGTGGCTCGAAACAAAGCCGTCATACATCGTCCCGGAAGAAGGAACGATGACCGTATTCCCGTCCAGCGCCCACCGGTTCAGCTCCAACGCCGCATAGGACTCCTGATAGTCATACCCGTAGTCCAGCGTGTCGAACTCAGAATAGCTCTGCGCCCCGTTGCTGACCCAATTACCGTCTGTTGCCGCCGCTGTGTCCACCTGAGAGAAGGTGATCTCCACAAAGGACTGCTCACGGAGCAAAGATTTCATCGACAGCTTGTAAGCGTTGCTTACCTGTTTCACGGCTGCACCTCCTTAGAACGGTTCGCCGCAGTCAATGATGTTGACTTTGCAGTTGATGTAGTCCGCAGGAAGCCCCGTGTTCGGGTCAAGATGGTACGGGGTCGCCGTGCGGTCGCCGGGGTACATCTTTCGGGTTGTCCAGCGGTTGTTCACCATGTCGGGATAAGTGACTGTCACAAAGAAGTTCTTATCAAAAATCTGCAACATGGCAGACCACTGTTCCGCTGTCAAGTAGCCCCAAAAGAGGTTGTTGAGCTTCTGTTGATCTCTGCCAACCTTCTGGCCTACCACAACGCCGTTGGCATTTCTGGCAGAGTCTACGATAGTGGCAGACAGCAGCTCTAAGCCCCTGCGGGGCTGAGGAAACTTTGTGCCATTGATTGTAATGAAACTTTGCATTTCCTCAGCCCTCCTTAGTAGGCATTGGCGAACACGCCAGTAGATACTTGCCGACCACGCTTCTCCTTGTAGCGGTCGTAGGAATGACCGATTTCATTGTCACCAATGACAACGGACATATCCTTTTCTTCCACGACATTCAGCAGAGCGTAAATGGCAGCGATCACACCGTCATTGGCAACGGATACGCCTGCGGAAATACCCTCAACGATCTGGTCATTGTTGGCAACCGCCGTTCTGCGTCCCATCGCACCAACCATTTCCGCACCCGCTTCACGGGCGATAAAGAGTTGCCCTTCATTCGGGAAGCCGCCGTCTTCAAAGAACGGAATATGCGGAATATCCACCAATCGAATATCAAACGCCGGAATAAGCGTGATACCCATAACAGACAGACCGTTGAACTGGATGTGGAACATATCATTGATTGCGTCAATGACACCGTTCACAAGTCCAATGATGGAGTTCGCCATCTGTCGTACAAAACGAGTAATGGGGTTATCGTCCAGCGTCCATGCCGCATACGACAGGGACAGACCCGCCGCCAGTACCGCAAGGCCAAGACCAACACCCGCACCGCTCAGGCACAGCAGGACACCGAGAACGATCAATGCACCGCTGAGAATACCCGTGATGACCGATACGACTTTCTTAATGGAATTAACCACAAAATCCCAATTCAGGGTAGCAACAGCGCCAAGGCTCAATGCGCCAGCCGCCATCAGGCCAAGGCCGAGAGGAAGGGCGACTCCACTCAGAGCAAGGATAGCGCCGACCGCCAAGAGAGCGCCGCCGACAACGGTTGTAATCATGCTGATCTTCTGCTGAACATTGTCGGAGAGGTCATTCCAGTTCGGCATAATAGCCGTACCCATTGTGACCGCACCCGCCGCCAGCAGAGCCAGACCTAACGGGATATTCGCCCCGGAGAACGCCAGTGCCGCACCGATAGCGAGGAACGCCACAGATACGACCGTGGTAATAATGGCAATCACATTCTGGATTTCATCGCTCAGGCCATTCCAGTTGAGAGCCATTACGGAAACCAGAGAAGTAGCACCAATCGCCATCAGCGCAATGCCGAGGGGCATACACCCGGAGAAAGCGAGGATAGCGCCGAGTGCCAAGGTTGCTCCGCTGACCAGCAATCCTACTCTGGACAAGGGAGAAGCCAGAGCGTCCGGGATACTGTTCCAGTTCAGAGCTGCGGCAGATACAAGCGTGACAGCACCAACAGCCATCAGCGCAATACCCAGCCCGGTTGCGACCCCGGTAAAGGCCAACATAGCGCCTACCGCCAGAGAAGCACCCGCCAGAACTCCCGTTAAGGTGGTCAAAGCGTCAGTGAGGTGCCGGTCGCTGTTATGCCAGTTGATAACAGCGGCAGATACAAGACTTGCCCCGCCCAAGGCCATCAAAGCGATACCAAGAGGAAGATTTGCCCCGGAGAACGCCATGATTGCACCAAGAGCCAGCAGGAAGCCGCCGACAACACCTGTAATGAGAGCCAGCGTACTCGCCAGTTCGCTACTCATAGCTGTCCAGTTCAGTCCCACGGTAGCCGCAAGACCGGCTGCACCAGCCGCCATCAGGCCGACACCCAGCGGAATGTTCACGCCGGTTACGACCAGAATTGCACCTACCGCCAGCATAAAGCCGGAAACAATCGTAGTAATCTCTGCGAGAGTGTCTTCGATCATCTTCTGGATTTCACCAATGCGGGTCTGCACAGCGTCACCAAGGAAATCGTAGGTAGGCAAATCGAAATCAAATCCGCCTGCGCCACCAGCACCCGCCCCGGAACCGCTTCCCGTGTTGGGGGCAAAGACATTCAGCTCGTCAAAGCCTGCGGTGTATTGCTTCAACTTCTTGGCAGCACCGGCAGCGTCATCGAGATTATCAGCCAAAGACCCCGCTCCGACAGCAGCGTTATTCACTCCTGAATAGTCCACTTCCGTCAACTTGAAACCCGCAAGGTTGGCAAGGGCATTGGCGATTTCTCGAATGACCTGAACAACAGCGATTGCATAGGGAAGAATTGCGTTCAGTGCGGGAATGAAGATGTTACCGATAGCTCGTGCGGCCTGTGTAAGCTGTGCCTGCAAGATACGAAGCTGGTTTGCAGGAGCTTCCAGCGTTCTCGCCATATCACCCTGAGCGGTTGTCACCTGAGTCATAATGGCGTAGTATCTCAGCTCGGCCTTTTCTGCCTGCGTCATGTTGGCAACGCTTTCCTTTACACCAAGGTTCAAAGCGGTCTGCTCCAACCGTGCCTGCGACAAATCGTAGCCCAAGCGCCGCAGAGGTTCCAACTCACCGGAAATACCGGACTGTAACTTCTGCATAGCGTCTTCAATGGAAATATTGAAGAAGGAAGAAATATCGTAGCCAAGCTGTGTCAGGTTTTGGCTCATGAGCTGCGCTCGTTCAGCCGTGTCACCGAAACCGGTCAGCAGCGTGTTAAAAACGCCCTGATTGCGGAGCCACTGTGCCGGGTCAATACCCATAACATCGGATACCTTTTCAGCGTAGTTTTGAGCTTCGGCGGCATACTGCCCCAAGGCGACCGTGAACAGGTTCAGGTCTTCTTGATACTTGTTGGACTCCGTGACCGCCTGTGCGATGAAATGACCGATTTTGCGGAAAGTGATTGCAACAGCGGCGACATTCAACGCTTTCAATCCGCTCGTGAACTTCCCGGTAGTAGAGGTTGCTTTACGGGCAGAAGCGTTGTATTTCTCCGTGCTGGTAATCAGCTTTTGGATTTTGGACGGGAACGCCGAAAAGCCGTTGGACACCTTCTGCATTTCATCGGCGAAAGGCTTCATGGCGGCGGCAAGAGCGGTCATCTGCTGTGTGAACTTGTCAATGTCCGCCGCTTCCAAATCCTCGATCACCTTCGGCAGCTTGGAGAGCTGATTGATAAAGGTGGTCATATTGGCCTTACCCAACTCAGAGAGAGGGCGTAAACCGTTGGCAAGGGAAGTCAGCTTGTCGCCGTCCGTCCATTTCAGACCAGCGAGAGCGGTGTTGATTGCTGTGAGCTGGTTGGCGATGGAGGAAGAAATCTTCACATTTCCAACCTGACTCAAAGCGGTCAGCGCATTGGTAAGCCGGGTGATCTTCTGCGAAGCGTCACCGCTGTTCAAGCCTTTCAGAGAATTGGAAAGCTCCCGAATACCCTGAGCGGTCTTGCTCAGACCCGTTGCGCCGCCGTTGGTAGCGGTTTTCAAACGATTGAGCGTGTTAATCAGGTTTTGAAGCCCTGCGACCGCCTGCGTACTGTCATTGACGATCTGAAACTCCAACCCCTGAATTTCCACATTGTCAGCCACTTACGCCACCACCTTTCTCTTGAAATTTCTTATTGACCGATACCATAAAGGCTTCCATGTATGCCTTGGCTTGGTCATCGTGTTTTTCTTGAAGCTGCTTCTGCTGTTTCTTGTCCTGCCGACTGAACAGCTCATAGGGGCTTTCCCGATACGGCGTGGGCTTGGTTCCCTTCTTGGCAAAAGCACGAAGCACCGGGGCAGCGTCAATAAGAGCTTCGTAAAAATAAGCTCCTTGGAGCCAAGCGTCTTGATTTCTCAGGTCTTGCCTGATCTGCGCCGCCTTTCGGTAATACTTCACCAATTCGCAGTCCTGTTCCCAAAACTGCTCATAGGTCATGCCGATGGAAAGATAGTACGGGAAAACCTCATAAAACTTTGGTGTGTAAGCGAGAAGGGGAGCGGGGCGATGGTCGCCGCCCCCCTCACTTCTGGAAGATCGGTCGCTTACCAGCCGGTCTTCCAGCTCAGGTTTCCCTCGTTGCCCTCCTGCTCAGGCTCGTCCAGCAGACTCAGCAGGGGGTCGTTATACATCTCTACCAGAGCGGCAATCAGCTCGTCCTTGTGGTTCATACGAGCGTAAATGTTGTCAATCACATCACGCTTCACGAACCGATGATGGGCGAGGAACGCACCGGCAAACAGAGCCGGAAGCAGGGTCATCGGCTTGCGCTCCACATCAGCAGCAACAAAGCCGTTCTTCTCCATCGCTTCAACGGTCTTGCGGGTGTATTCCAGCGTGTAGGTCACGCCGGTAGTAGGGTCATTGATCGTCAACTGCTTTGCCATGATAAATCCTCCTTATCAATACGGCGATTGTTGGTGTCTTAGGTTGCGGAGAAAGCGATGGGGGTGGAAGGAGCGATGGTGATGTTCATGTTCACCACTTCGTTCACGCCGCCACCCACGGGATACACGGACAGCTCACCGTCAAAGGAGAACTTACCGTTAGAGCCATCGGGAGTAACAGTGCCATCGCTCTCGGTGCCGCCAAACCAGACCGCATAGCTGGCCTTCTTGCCTTCCAAAGCCTTGAGGGTCTGGAAATCAGCCAGCGTGTAGTTGGCGGTGAAGGACAGACCATCGAGGGACTGGATACCGGCGATGTAGGTCTGCATATTGTCGCTCAGGGTGGTGGTTTCCAGCATTTCGGGTTCGCCGCCGAGGTCAGGAAACTCCTTAATGTCGATCAGCTTGCTCCACTGTTCACCAGTGTCGGATTTCTTCATTAGAAAAACCTTGTAGGTGGAAATAGCCATTTCATTTACCTCCTATAAAGAGTGGTTCCGTCCGTTTCGGCCTTGTATCGGGCAACCAGACGGTAGATTGTTGCGTTCTCCAAATTGGGAACCGGGGACAGAGAAGTACGCCGGAAATTCTTGGCGTACATGAGATCGTCCACAAACCTCATGATTTTTCGGCAAACGGATTTCTTACCGCCTGCCTTGTCGGAGTAGACATTCACCTCGTACATCAGCGTAGCGAACCTCTCCGTATCGCCGCTGTCCATGTGAGCTTCCGTGGTGTAGTTATCCTGCTCCACCAAGCTCACATAAGGGAAACGGGTAGGAGCATTGACATACTCGCCGCTGACCAAGATACCGGGAAACTGCGCTCTCAGGGCTTCCGCAATCGGCGTGTAGATTTGACTCTCCACATCAATCATGAAAACACCTCCTTCGCAATTTCCGTGAGCCGGTCTTGCAGCTCCTTTACCGTTTCGTACATCGGCATATTGGCGGGGTTGCCGTGAGTGATGACCACGAACCCGCCGTTTTTCTTCTCTTTCAGCACTCCGTTCGTGCCGGGGTCGCCGTAATAACCCCAAGAGTGTTGCTTGCCGTGACCCTGACCATATTCGCCACGCTTCATGCCGAGTTCTTCCGCTTCCGGGTGATCGTCCGGGTAGGTCACGCCTGTGCCGAACTCAATGAACAAGGTAGCCCCGCCTGTCGCCACCACCGCTCGAACATTGTTCCCACGGGGTTCCACCGTCACGGAAACATCGTTCGTGCCGTCATAAACGGCTTGCGAGAACTTGACAGAAGCTATCTCCATGCCCTCCTGCGCCACCCGGTCGAGAAAGACCGCAGTCCGCTCTTGAAGCCGGTTCTTCCGGTTCTCGGTTTCCCGTATCAGCCGCTCAATCCCTCTCCCGGAGAGTGGAACATTGATTGTCTGACTCACGATACCGTCACCTTACTGACCGCATAGGAAATGGAATTGAGGGACTTGGCGACCCGCTTGACCATGTAATCGTAGAGCGGTTTCCCGTCCTTGTCATACTGCGGTTCTTTGTCGATGAACAGCACGGTATTCTCGTCAATGGGGCAGCTCAGGTCATCGGTGACGATCACCTTGTCGTACCCGGCGAAATTACCGAACTGCTCCACCTGAGCGAAACCGGTCGCCGCCGAGATATTGGCGTTCATCGCCACGGCGGGCTTGTAAACCACCAGTTCCTCGCCGGTTTCGTTGCCGTACTCGTCCTTGACGGGAATCTTGCTGTCATACAGCAGATACCAGAAGGGCGATTTGTTGCGGTTCAGTGTTCTCATGCACTCAACCTCCCATTACAGCGGCAAAGGGAACAATGTCCCTAAGCAGCGTAGGCGGTACATCGCCGTCTTCATAGGAGCGGGAGATACCGTTCTCGCTGTGAGCGGTCTGCCCTTCGGCTCCCCGCTTGTTCAGCAGATACACGGCGATCTCCACCTGAATGTGAGCGTACTGGTCAGGAACGGTAGTTACGGTGGGGTTAAAGGGGTATGCCTTGCGGCACACCTTGTTTCCGGCGATAGAAAGGTAGGTGGAAAGCGTGTCCTCGTCTGTCTCGCCGGTCATGGCTTTCACCATTTTCAACTTCTCAGCGTCCGTCATGCTTTCCACCTTTCCTTTCTAAAATGTTGGGTTTACTCCTGCGCTACTCTTAGCCGCCAGTAACGGCCTTAGTGTTCACGGGGTTGTTTGCGTCATTGGCGATGAAGACGCTGCGGCTGTAAGTGGGAGCGGTAAACTCGGTAGAGATACCGGTAAACTTACCGTGGAACCACTCAGGGCCGTGGTCAAGGCCGATCTGACCAAAGAGCTGATACTTCTCACCAGCGCCGACCTTTGCCAGCGGCTCAAGGAAGAAGTTGCCCTTGCCGGGGACAGGCTGATAAACGGGAGCCAGAACGCTCAGGTTCAGCAGCAGGGCAGTACCGGCAGGCAGGTACTCGCCAAGATACAGGTAGACAACGCCGATGGGCGTGACCACGCTGGACAGGGAGATACCGTTGATGTTACGGGCAGCGGGAACCACGGTCAGACCGTTCTGAACAGCGTCAGCGTTGATCTGGAACATGGTCACAGCGTCACACCACAGGCACAGGCCATCGGTGGGAGCGTGAGCGCCGTAAATCTTCTTCACCATGTCGGCAATATCCCACAGGCCGAGGGGCTTGGAAGCCATCGCCGTAGTGTTAGAAGTGATTGCGGGAACCAGACCACGGGTCTTGTTGATCTTGGTGTCATCGGTGGCCTTGTTGTAGACACCGTTAATGAAGGTGTACTCAATGTCGGCATTGACCTTCATCATCTTGGCGGCAACCTGAAAGTCCAGCTCGTTCATGGGGTTGGCCTGCTGACCCGCCACATTGATACCGCTCAGAGTACCCATGTTAGACATCTTCCCGTAGGAAATGCCCACAGACTCCTGAAAGATCTGAGTCACATTGGTCTTCTGCGCACGGGTCACAACGGTAGCGTCAGGGGCGGTCAGAGAAGCACTCTCGCTGATAGCAGGCTGAGCGCCGCCGCCAGAGGTGAACTCCTGACCGGTCACGAACTCAACATGGTTGGTGGTCTTGGCACGACCGCCGATGATAGAACTCAGAGGGGTGCGGGTGTTGCCCTTGTTAAAGAGCATACCGGAGTAATTGAGTACCCCGAAACTCATAGCAAACTGATCTGCCATAGTAAAAACTCTCCTTTACTCTTTTTTCGCCTGCGCTTCCGCTTCGGCTTGCAGGCGGGTGTAGTAAGCAACGGCGGCGAAATCACCGTTTGTCCGTGCTTCCTCGATTTTCTTGGCGTAATCCATCTCGCCAGTACCGCCACCGGCACCGGGAGTGGGCTTGGGGGTCTTTTTCAGAGCGTCAGCCTTGACCTGTTTTGCATACTCGTCAAGGAACTTCTGCTGGTTGGCAAACACCTTGGCAGAGTCACCATCAGCCATCGCCTTTGCGGTATCCTCGGCAAGAACCTCGTCATAGCCCTGAGCGATGAACTTGGCCTTGAACTCGGAAACACGCTTAGCTTCCCGCAGTTCGGAAAGCTCCTTCTCCATGTTGGCGAACTTTTCCTCCTGCTCCTGCTTCTTCTTCTCGTCCTCACCCAACAGAGCATTGTGCTTGCGCTTCCACTCAGCGGCTTCGGAGTTGGCCTTGGAAACAGCGGCTTTCTGCTTTTCCAGCTCGGCGGCGTTGTCCTCGTACTCGAACGCTTCCAGAGCTTTCAGCTTGTCTTCCGCAGACATTTCCGCATAGCCCGTGATTTTGCTGGTGTCGATCTTTGCCATAATGATTACCTCCTGCGTTTAACAAGGCTGTTCACTCAGCACTATTTTCTGTTTTTACGGGTTGTCTCCCGTTTGCGATTAAGGTCTTCCCTGACCATTCAACGCCTTGCGGCGGTCAAACCATTGTCTTCGCCTTTCTCATATCTCCGAAAAGACTGAGCTTTCACGGACTGTCCGAAAACTCCGAGGGCATTGGAAGGAAAAATAAAAGGGCTACCAATACCTTTTCGGTATCAGTAGCCCGTAATGGCTGTTCCTATCACCTATGCGATAGGCTGTTCATATTTCTTTTTGCTGCTGACCGCCCACACGATCACTTTCTCGTGTCGTTCTGCGATCTCAACGGTCTTTCCCGTAGTCAAGATTTCCTCAATCTGTCTGACCGCTTCCGGGGTCAGGCGGATTTCCTTCTCCATCAGGATGAACCTCCTTCTGCTTGGTTGCGAGTTCAGCGGCCTTTTTCTCCTGTTCCTCAGCGTAATCCATACTCATACGGTACGCAAGCTGCGGGTCAGAGAACAAACCACAATGGGTAAAGGCCAGAACCGGGGCGATCTTCGGATTGGCAAGCATAGCAGTCAGCACATTTGCCTTTTCCGTGATATTCTCGTAATTTCTGCGGGTAAAGCGGATTTCCAGACCGCTGAGTTTCAGCGTCAGGTCACTCAAATCACGGCAGATACGCAGAACCAGCTTCAAGAAATCCTTCTCGGACTGCTTGAACATCAGCTCAGAGTCCTTCGCTCTGGCTTCTGCCGCCGACCAGCCATCACGCATGATGACCGCAGAGCCGGTATCGCTGGTGGAAGAACCACCGTTGCGGTTCGGCATACCGCAGATCGTCAGGACGGTGTTATACATACTGTCCACAAGGGTCTGCGTCTGCGTCTGGTTCATTTCCGAGGTCAGATACTCGATCTCCGCCTTGAACTGTGGGTCAATGTCCTTGTACTTGATAGCGCCCTCGTCACGAAGCTGGTGAAAATCCTCAGTGTTAATATCAACATTGTGGAACAGCATGAGCGCCTGTACGAACTGCTCCACACCGTCAAGGCGGTTGCTCTCCACAGTATTGATAGCGTCCAGCAGAGGGAGGACAATCTCAAAGGCACCCAACCGAGCCTTATTCGCCGGATACTCGATGATGGGAATACCCAAAATCTGAGGTTCGCTCCGAATGATCGCCCAAGTGTTCTCCACTTCGTAGTAGTGGTCACGGGTGTAGCAACTGAAAATCAGATTGCCGTTCTCGTCCTTCACATACTTCACACCCATCATGGCGGGGTTGCCGAGGGCGGTGGAGTAGACCACAAAAGCGAAGCGGGGGTCAAGGGTGAAAATCTCGAAGGGAGCTTCGTCTTCCTCTGCATCGGCTTCCCCATCAGGAAGCACCATGCGATAGGAAGTGCCGCCAATGTGCGACCAGTCCGCCAGTTCCTTGTCCTTGGCAGGCTTATCCTCACTGAGAACATAATCGTTCAAGCGGCTGACCTCAGCGGAAATGTTCTCGTCATCGCTGCGGCTCACATACTGGACGGGTTCGCCCATCAGATAGCCGACCTTGAAGGACACGATCTCATTGGCTCGGTTCTCAACGACCTTGTTACAGATTTCAGGCCGTACTTCCTTTTCTCGGTAAAGCACGGGCTGATCTCCACGATAGTACCGATAGAGATAGTCAATGTCGGCGCTGTTTTGCAGATGGACGAACAAAGCCTTTTGCAGAACATCAATGATGTTCCCGGCATTGATGTCGGCAACATCGGTATAGATCACACGGCGACCAAACAACGCTCTCGCACCCACTTACAGCACCTCCTTCCCTCTACCTATTATCTCTCTTATCATTGTATCAAACTCTCCAATGGTTGTCAATACTAACCTTTCATCATACCATTCGCTACAACATTTGTCAAAACCAACCTTTCAGTAGGGACGCTTGAAGACCTCCACCTTACCCCCGGACAGCATACGGATTTCATTCTCCAACAGAGAGAGGGAGTCAGGAGCGTCATCGTGCGGAACCTTGCCGGAGCGGGTGTAGGTGGTCACTTCTTTCATGAAATTCCAATACTGACTACCCCGCTTGTAGGTGGAGGGGTGCTTGAAATAGAAGTTTTTCTTGATGTTGTCGGAAGCAAACTCAATACGGGTCTGCTTGTTGGAGATCGTGCGCTTCGTGCGGATACCCACGGAGTACCCTCGATCTCGAATGATCTGGTCAACATCTCTGGCATAATATTGACCGGCGTTGTTGGACTCAAAGACAGCAGAAGCGACTTTATTCTCGATCAGGCACTTGGCACATTCCGGCTTTGTCACCTCAGCGGGGGAGTCATCAAAGACCACATCAACGATATACACATCGCTGCCGTATATCATCGCCACCGGCATAGAGGTCGAGTCCGAGCCGCTTTCCGCCGTGTCGCCAACGGCGATGATGGTGTCCGGGTCACGATCTTTCGGCAGCTCGAAGAAGTAGTTCAGCTCGTCCTTGTTGAACAGCAGACCCTTCGCTTCAAAGGGCTGTTGCTGGAACTCGCTCTCAAACTGCTCTGCGCTCAGAAGCTCCCGCTGCTCCCGGAAATAGGCAGTGGTGAAAACCTTTTTGCCCTCCCGCTCGTACTCATAATTGCTCTCGTCCGTCACGAGATCGAGGGCGGGTATCTCAATCGCTCTCCAAGCCCAGCCCTCCCGCTGTGCGTGTTCCTGCACACGACCGATGGGGTCATACAAGGAATAGCGAGTGCCGGTAAAGACCATCGGCGTACCTTCAATGGCACGACCCATAATATCGCCGGAGATCACTTCCCACTTGTCATCAAGCCGCTGGCGGTTTTTCGCTTCCTCTCGACCTTCCACGCAGTCATCGAGGTAGAGGACATTGGTGGCTTCGGACAAGCCCACCTGTCGAGCGTCAATGGAACGACACATGATGGTGGGGAAACGAGACTTGCTTTTCAGGTTCACCGTTTTCGTGTCGGCGTTGGTCTGTACCAGCCGTGCGTCCGGGAACACATCGTAGAACAGGTACTCATTGGGAACTGTCAGGTATTCCAGACAGCCGTTGTAGAAGCTCTTTACAAGGTCGTCACCTGTTCCTTCCATCAAGGTCGAGCGGTCAGGAAACTTCCCGGAGAGCATATTCACAAAATTGATACCCGTTTGAGACTTTCCCGCTCGTTTCGGCATGGAGATCGTCAAAAGGCGCAGCTTCCCGTCCAGAACATCTTGAAACCCCTGCACCATCGGTCTGAGATAGTGCTTGCGAGGGGCGTAGAA